AGGTTATGGATATAAGTATGTTGATAATGAACACTTCGGTATGCCTGATTCAGAGGATGAACTTATATCCTCCGATGGAGTAAAAAGGTATGTCGATAAGTTTACTTCATTGAAAGTAAGAGATTATCAATACACTGCTATCTACGAAGCATTACGGAAAAGAAGAAAGTTAATAGTATCACCTACAGGATCAGGTAAGTCACTGATGATATATTCAATCGTCAGATTTTTATTTGAAACTAAGAATAAAGTATTGATAGTTGTACCTACTACATCTTTAGTAGAACAGTTATATAAGGATTTCTTTTCCTATGGATGGTGTGTAGATGATTATGTTCATAGGATATATGCAGGTCATGAAAAGGTTACTGACAAACCAGTTACTATAACTACATGGCAATCAGTATATAAACAATCTAGGAAATGGTTTGAACCTTTTACTGCAGTCATTGGTGATGAAGCACATCTATTCAAAGCGAAGTCACTGACGGAAATACTTACTAAACTACATCATGCAAGGTATCGTATAGGATTTACTGGTACATTAGATGGTAGTAAAACAAATAAGTTAGTGCTAGAAGGACTATTCGGACCTCATGATAAGGTAACTAACACGAACGAGTTAATTAAACAAGGTCACTTGTCTAGGTTAAAGATAAAAATTATCACACTAATACATCCATATACTAAGTTTGATAATTATCAAGAGGAAATAGAATGGATAGTAACTCATGAGAGAAGGAATAACTTTATCAAAAAACTTGCATTAGACCTTAGTGGTAACACACTGGTACTATTCAACTACGTAGAGAAGCACGGAGAACCACTTTATGATATGATAAATAATAGTGCATCTAGTGGACGTAAAGTATTCTTAGTTCATGGAGGTGTAGAGACCAAAGATCGTGAAGAAATTAGGAGCATTACCGAGAATGAAGACAATGCAATCATTGTTGCCTCTTACGGCACCTTCTCAACTGGAATTAACATTAAGCGTCTTCACAATATCGTGTTTGCCTCGCCATCAAAGTCAAGAATTAGAAACCTACAATCAATTGGTAGGGTTCTCAGAAAAGGTGAAGGTAAAGAGATAGCAACACTGTACGATGTAGCTGATGACATCGGCGGTCAAAATTATACACTTCGTCATTTGAATGAAAGAGTTAACATTTATAATGATGAAAATTTTAAATATGAAGTTATTAAAGTAAACCTTAGAGCAAATTAAATATGGGAGAAGAATTTTTCGCTACTGTAAAATTAATCACTGGAGAGGAGATAGTCTCTAAGGTAGTTTACCTAGAGGATGAAGATAAAGTAATGCTAGAAAATCCTCTTCAAGTAGATTCAGCTAAACAAAGAAAAGGAGCACTAGAAATATCTGGGTTTTCTTTTAGAGAGTGGGTTTGCGCGACGTTTGATAAGATGTTTATCATAAACAGAAATCACATAATCACAATAAGTGAGATAGAAGGTCCTATTGTAGAGTTTTATAAAGAGACATTATTGAGAATGGAGAATGGAAGGTCTCTAAATGAGAAAGGAGGTAAGTTACCAAGAGGTTCTGGTTACTTAGGATCCGTAAAAGACATGAAAAAATCGTTAGAAAATATATTTAATAAAAGCTAGTATATTCCTTCTGAACCTCTACAAGGTTAATTGTACTGAGGTTTGTAAAGTTTGTCAAGTCCCCTTTACAAAAGTAATTTAATTTGCTATACTAAAGACATCATTCAATGCAGTAATGACAAGAAAAAAGACAGAATATTATGTAAATAACAAAGAATTCTTAGCTGCGATAACAGACTATCGTGAGAAAGTTCATGCTGCAAAAGAAGCAGATAAACCCCGTCCAAGAGTTACAAATTATCTTGGTAGTTGCTTTCTAAAAATCGCAACACACCTGTCATACAAACCAAACTTCGTAAACTATATGTTTAGAGAAGATATGATTTGTGATGGTATAGAAAACTGTTTGCAATATATTGATAACTTCAATCCAGAAAAATCTAAAAATCCATTTGCTTATTTTACTCAGATTATATACTATGCATTCTTGCGTAGGATACAAAAAGAAAAAAAGCAACTAGAGATCAAAGGAAAGATCTTAGAAAGATCTGGATTTGACGAAGTTATGCACACTGACAGATATACTGGTAATATGTCAGGTATGAATGCTTCCTATTCTGATATGGGTAGCATTAAAGAAAACATTGAAACAAAAATGAATCGGTAATGCCTAGCAATCTATATGATGATATGCGTAAATTAAACGCATTGTATCAAGAACTGTGTTGGGATGACGATGATGAACTCGTTTTTACCCATGACGGTACAAGAGTAATAGTTTACAACAAAACACAAAATGACAAAACCAATAGAAAGTTACGACCAACTTATTGAGCGTTTTACAAAAAGAACTACTCAATTATCTGCTAGACTAGCAGAAGTAAAAGAACCTTATGAAGAGTATCTTCGTATTCAAAAAGACTTAGCTAGACTAGAAGGGTCAATGCAAGCAATAGAATATGTTGCCTTTGGTAAAATGCCAGGCGATGGTAACCATGATAAGTTTAAAGATCATAAACCTCAATGAAACTAACACAAGAAGTAATTGACCAGATCCAAGAAGCAATGCTACACACCAAAAAGGATGGTAGTGTTAATTGGAAAGATGGAGATGAGATTGAAGTCAATCTAGCAGGAACTTTTGCTGCAGATAGATTCATTGTTATTAAGAACAAGACAAATGATCCAGTGATATCTGCTAAACCACATCCTGACTTTGACTATGAGAAAAAGACATTTAGAAAGAGTAAAGGTATTCCTGCACCAGAGGACATAGGGTGAAGATAGCACTAATAACTGATCAACATCTTGATGGAAGAAAAGGCAACATCAACTTCTGGAACTATTTTCAAAAGTTCTATGATAATATCTTTTTTCCTACTCTTGAGAAAGAAGGTATCACCACGATCATTGATTTAGGTGACACTTTTGATAACAGAAAGTCTATGGACTATAATACTTTTAATCGTGTTGATGCTAATTACTTCAGACGGTTGGTAGATTATGATGTTCATATGCTTCTAGGTAATCACTGCACTTATTATAAGAATACAAATGCTATTAACTCACCAGAGCTTCTATTAGAAAAGTATAGTAACATTACTATCTACTCAGAACCTAAGAATGTTAAACTTGGGAAGAAAAAGTTTCTAATGATGCCTTGGATTAACTCAGGTAATAGAGAACAATGTCTAGAATATATTAATCAAGGTGAATCAGAAATTATGTGTGGTCACCTTGAGTGTGATGGTTTTGAGGTAACACCAGGTATGCATTTTGAAGGAGGTTTCAAAGTATCTGACTTCAAGAACTTTAAACGTGTCTGGTCTGGACATTTTCATCACAAATCAAAACATGGTAATGTTCAATACCTAGGTAATCCATATCAGATGTACTGGAATGATTATAAAGACTCTCGTGGATTTCATATTTACGATACTGAAAGTGATAGACTTAGGTTTGTCGCAAATCCATACGAAATTTTTGAGAAGATCTTCTACGATGATGCCAAGTATGACTACAATAAATCAGATGTGTCTGATTATAAAAACAAGTTCATCAAAATTATTGTTGAAGAGAAACGAGACTACCAGATGTTTGAGACATTGGTTGATCGTCTTTACAACGCAGGTGCTCATGATGTAAAAATTGTTGAGACACTTGTAGACGCTGATGGCATAGATGACACAGATTTAGAAACCAAAGATACCATGACACTTCTCAATGAATACATTGATGAGGTGGAGATCTCCGTAGACAAATCTGACTTGAAGAAACTTATGAGAAACCTATATATTGAAAGCTGTCAAGTAGTCTAATGTTTGTTCTAACTGTAGCAAATCATCCAGAAGGTGTGTTTTCTCTTCATGACGATGACGAAACTCGCGTTATTCCTATCTGGACTCAAGTTGACGATGCTGAAAGATACTTGATGATGTTACAAGAAGAAGATTATCCAGACATGCAGGTTGTGGAAATGGAAGATCATGTTATAATAGGAGCATGTCAAGATCGTGGACAAAGATTTTCCATCATCACACCTGACGATTTTTTAATACCACCTGATGACCCTGATCCCAAATAATGATTGTATTTGAAAAGATTCGTTGGAAGAATTTTCTTTCTACGGGTAATGTTTTTAGTGAAATTGATTTAGAAACTGCAAGAACAAACCTAATCGTTGGTAGCAACGGTGCAGGTAAGAGTACCATTCTGGATGCTCTTACTTTTTCTTTGTTTGCAAGACCGTTTCGTAAGATTAGTAAAAGTATGTTGGTTAATAGTATCAACGAAAAAGATTGTGTAGCAGAGATTGAGTTTCGTATTGGTAAGATAGAGTACAAAGTTATACGTGGTATGAAACCTAGTAAGTTTGAGATCTACTGTAATGGACAGGCATGGAATCAAGATAGTAGTCAACTAGAACAACAAAAGAATTTTGAGGCAAATGTTCTCAAGATGAACTACAAATCATTTACACAGATTGTTGTGTTGGGATCATCTACATTTGTACCATTCATGAAATTACCTGGTGGTCAACGTCGCGAGATTATTGAGGACATCCTAGACATTCAAGTATTCTCTACAATGAATGTTCTCCTTAAAGATAAGATGCGTGGTAATAATGAGGAGCTACGTGACATTGATTATCAACTTGATTTACTTAAAGATAGAATAGAATTACAAAAACAACATATGTTTTCTCTAGAGAAAAAAACTCAGGAGGAGATTGATCGTAAGAAAGAAAAGATAAACGAATATAAAAATACAGAACTCCAAGGTGCTGAAGAGGTAACAATTCTTACAGAGCAAATCTGTAAACTTAATAAAGAAATGCAGGACTATTCCAAGTCCAGCGAAAAACTGAGCAAGTTG